CTTTAAAACAATAAACAACACCCTGTCCTCAAACACATCTCCTATCCAATTTTTAGCCATTTTTTCATACAGCTCCTGCATATTCATCCCGTATAACATATATGCCAGACACTCGGCCGTTGTTGATGGCACGACCACAATGCTACGACCCACAAGGGTGCATTTCACATTGTCAAGCGTAATACACGTGGATCCGATTTCACATTCCGCTATTCTGCTATTCTTGTAAAACCCGAACGGCAGTAACATGCCGATATACGGTGTTTCAATAGAGCGCAGTTCGTGGTCAACGGGTATTATATCAGTCTTCGTCTTCGTCATCTATGTATTCTTTTTTGACGCCCATTTTCGTTTCATACTGCTCCCTGAACCGCCCAATATTTTTCTTTGAAAGATCCTCGTTATAGTCCCTTATGGTATTTGCAATGAAACGAATCAGGGTTAGCATAGCGGATTTCATCCCCATGGCGATACGCATGTTTTCGATAATGCTACACTCCGACTTCATGCACAGGATAAACCCATCGTGCTTTTCCATACCGCCATACAGGTATGGATGTTTACGACCATTACCCACGTTGCGATATATCTCCAACCCAGCCCTTTTATCTATCCCAGACCCATACTCCACGCCCTTTCTATAATAAAAGTTACAGATATAGCACAAACCCCTTTTAATGGACATATCCGTGCCATATCTTCCAAGAAATGACGCCAGGTGGAACAACTTCATATCTATACGGCTCTTAAGGTATAGTATATCAATATAAACACCGA